GTTTGTATTTGCCTCAGTCTTCTGGGGTTAGTAGGATGCGGGACGATAAAGAAGGCGGGAATAGTAGCAACTGGAGCGGCGGTGGGTGCAACTGCGGGGACTGTATTCAGTGGGGGTGTGATTGCGCCGATAGCGGGTGCCATGACAACTGCCTTTGTAACAGATGTGGCGACAGCAACGATGGGTTCGTCCCCTACTACTATGGCTGAAGGCTCCTGCGCTCCTGATAATTTCTGGAGTTTGCTAGGCTCTATGACTGAAATGGGAGGATGGCTACTTATTCTCATAGTAATAATTCCCATGGTGCTTGGATGGTTTTTACCGGGCCCTGTAAAAATGAAAGGAAAAGAGCCTAAACACCCTAACCCATATATACGGTGACGGAGTTTATGAAGGATTGTTTAAAGTCAATAAGCATTGTTGCGCTTTATGTCTTTATTGTTCTTTTGATAATGTATACAGCAGTATCTAATGCAGATCTGTATGGTTCTCGATCTAGTTTTTTAACAGGAGAGTTAGGTGATCCATCCTCTTGGAAAAAAAGATACGGAATGAGTTTGTTGTATATGTCTGATGGTTTTGGAACCGCTGAAGAACGCGCTGCATACAAAAATAAACTTATAGGAAATGGCGATACACACATAGATGTATACGCCAGAGCCAAAACAGGTGGATACCACGGCATTACTGTTGATGGTTACGCCAACCAGAGAGCAAGGCTACAGGAACTAAACAACTCTGGCCTAAAGCCAGTAGTGTGGCTTACAGGGGAAGGTAGACAGGGAGATAGCAAAGAGCCTCTAAGTAGTACTTTGTTATTTATAGACCACTACGTCAAAACTAATGACGATCTAGTGGCGGGATATGTAGTCTGCCTTGAGTGTGACGAGCAATATTCTGCGGCAGAAGTAAATACAATGGTAGACAGGGTAAAAGCCAACACAGGCAAGCACGTTGCTGTTCACCTTAGCCCCGGTGTAGGCGGTCATTCTGGAAACACTAATTACTATAAGGGCGCTGATTTTGTTTACCTACAGTTTGGTGGTCACATACATGGCAACCAAGTATCTGATACACAGATGGCTCTTGACATGCTCAAGGAAGCGCTAAAGTTAGGTATACCTGTAGTAGCAAATGAGTATTCAATAGTTTCAACTTCAACGCAGGCGAGAGCCTTGGGAGATTTGCTTTGTCAGAACGGCGCAGCGGGGACAGGGAACGGAAGAAACATAAACCTATGCGGCCAGAGAGAGGCAAAGAAAAAGAAAGAGTGGTATCAAAAGTACGAGAAGGAGTTAATCGTTTCTGGGATCGCAGCAGCCACCCTTTACGCAATATCAGGTAATGATAAAATATCGTCAGAAATGTTCCAACTACATGCAAATGATAACGGCTACGAATTGCAGTTTAAATCAGGCGGATATAATTTAAGGTATTCTGAAAATAGAATAATGTCTACATATAGGATTGAATTTTAATGGCTACTACATTAACATTAAGACAAACAAAAGGAAGCCCTCTTACATTTGGCGAGATGGACTCCAATTTACAAAGTTTAGACGTAAATAAACAAGAAAACATACCAAATTTAAACGTAGAGACCTCTTTAGATCCATCTGCCGATAAGATTCTTTTTTACGACAATTCCACTACACAGGCAAAATCAATATTGCCAGAAAATATTAGCGTTTTTGTTGAAAGAACTTTAATAATAAAATGCGTAAATGATTCTATTGCCCCAACAACAGGGAACGGAATTGCTCATATAACCATACCATCTTCATTAAACAATAAAAGATTAAAATCTACAGAAGCGCACGTTTATACAGCAGGAACAGGCGGCTCTATAACAAATGTTCAAATACATAATCTTACAGATGCGGTTGATATTCTTTCTACTCCAATAACTATTGATTTAAACGAAAAAGATTCTTCTACCGCTGCAACCCCTAATGTTGTAGGCGCTAACAATCTTGTTTCAACTGCTGATGTTCTTAGGGTAGATGTTGACGCTGTTGCAACAAATACTTTAGGTTTAGAGATTAGACTGATTTTCAGTCCCGCATAATGCTACAAGTCGGCGTATATTCTGAACCTCCCATTGTTGAGGTTAAAAGCAAAAAAATTATTTCAGAAATAAAATGCTCTATTAACGAGACTCCAGAGAATATAACAAGTAACATAAAATCTAGCATAAATAGAGATCTTCCACAAGTTACTCCTTACGAGACACAGCCAGATAAAGTGGTTTGTCTAGTAGCCGGTGGTCCCTCTTTGGGTAGCACTTTTGGTATAATAGAAGAAAAGAAAAACAATGGAGTTCCAATTGTAGCATTAAATGGGGCTTATAAATATTGTTTTGACAGAGGAGTCTCTCCTTCTGCATTTATAATGTTAGATAGTAGAGAATTTAATCATAGATTTACTGATCCAATCATTGATGAATGCAAATATTTTATAGCATCCCAGTGCCATCCTAAAGTTTTTGACAAACTTTGTAATAATGATGTCTACATATGGCATTGCGCGGGAGATACAGATAACGAGCATTTGTTAGAAGAAAAGTATAAAGGTAAATATTATCCAGTTATGGGTGGATCTACCGTTACTTTTAGAGCAATACATCTGCTTAGAATGCTAGGATTTTGCAAATTTGAACTTTTTGGTTTTGATAGTTGCATAATGGATGATCATCATGCTTATCAACAACCAGAAAATGACGAAGAGCAAGAAATAGAAGTTGTTTTGGGGGATAGAAAATTTCGGTGTACAGTAGCCCATTTTCAACAAGCAAAAGAATTTGTACAATTAGTTAGTACAACTGGAGATCACTACGAACTGTCCGTTCACGGTGATGGACTAATATCGTACATCATTAAACATCCAGAAATACTTAAGGAGGCGGCTTAAATGGCGGCTACAGCATGGACTTTTTATAATAGTTTTAGAGAATATTTAGGAAACGGTCAGTTTGATTTAGATGGAACTGGTACTGGTTTTTATCTTGCTTTGCATACAAGCGCCGCAAGTGCTAACGCAAACAATGTTGCTCTATCAACTCAAGCATCTTTGGGAAATGAGGTTGCTAACGGAAATGGTTACGCTACTGGCGGAGCATCTGTTACATCCAGAACTTGGGCATCTGTTGCAACTAACAAGTATAGATTTGATTCTACTGCTGTTACTTGGACCGCTACTGGAGGAACAGTTCCTAATATCAAATATGCTGTTGTATATCAAGCAGGCGGCAAACTCGTTTGTTTCTCTAAATTAACAACTTCTCAATTCACTCTCGCTCAGGATAATACATTAACTGTTACTCCTAGCGCGACTGGAATATTTGAATTAGCCTAGGAGAATAATAATGGGATTGGAAACTGCCTCCTATATTAGTCAATTAAATGACTCAAATCCAACTGCTACTGACCCGGTAAGTCAAGGCGATGATCATTTGCGTCTTGTTAAAGGAGTCTTAAAGACTCAGTTTTCTGGCCTTGCCGGAACCACTGCTGTCACTACCAGTGAAGCAGAAATGAACATCTTGGATGGAGTTACTGCCAGTACGTCTGAATTAAATATTATGGACGGTGTTACTGCCACAACTTCTGAACTAAATATTATGGATGGAGTTACCGCTACTGCATCTGAAATAAATATTATAGATGGCGTAACTGCTACTACAGCAGAACTTAACTATACTGATGGAGTAACATCTAACATTCAAACTCAGTTAGACGCTAAACCTGACGTGTCTGATGCTAATACATGGACAGCAGGACAGCGTGGCGAGATTACAGCGTTAAGTTCAGCAACAACTATTACTATTGATATGGCTAACAGTAATAACTTTAGTGTAACACTTGCTCATAATGCGGCATTTGCAAATCCATCAAATGACACAGCAGGACAGAGCGGTAGCATCTTTATCACTCAGGATGGAACTGGATCAAGGACGGCTTCGTGGGGAACTGACTGGGACTTTGCAGGAGGTACTGCACCAACTCTAACAACCACAGCCGCCGCTGTTGACAGGATTGATTATGTTATTAAAGACGCATCTAATATTCACGCCGTTGCGACGTTGGCGTTAAGTTAATGCCTGTAGGCTCTAACATACTTGCTGGCTCATCGGGTCAGGGAACTGGCTATGACATAGAACAGTCGTTGCGGTTTAACGATGATGATTCTGCTTGTTTGCAGAAAGCATATGCTTCATCGGGTAATAGAAAAACTTGGACATGGAGCGGTTGGGTTAAACGCTCTGAATTAGGAAGTGCTACTCCTAATGCAATATTTTCTTCAGATACCGGCCCTCAAGTGGGCGCATTGGAATTTCCTGCTGACGATACATTTACATTTTATGATTACACAATTGGAGGCTCTTATCAGTCTAGGTTAGTAACGACTGCTCTTTACCGAGACATTGCTACTTGGTATCACATTGTTGTTTCTTATGATACAACTCAAGCAACTTCCTCTAATAGAATTAAAATTTACATCAACGGTTCTCAGGTTACAGATTTTTCAACAGAAACATATCCTTCTGAAGATTTAGACGGATATATTAATTACGGCAATAATTCTCGTTTGCATGGACTTGGGAAAAATACTGGGTTAAACGATTACTTAGACGGCTACCTAGCAGAAGTCCACTTCATCGACGGCACTGCCTTAGACGCATCCTCTTTTGGTGAAACCAATTCAGACACTAACCAATGGGTTCCTGTCGAGTACTCTGGAAGTTACGGAACCAACGGGTTCTACCTAAAGTTCCAAGACTCATCTGCATTAGGTGATGACTCTAGCGGTAACACAAACGACTTTACGGTTACGAATCTTGTTGCTACAGATCAGGTTTTGGACAGTCCCACCCTGAACTACTGCACGATGAATCCTATTGATAGTAATGGCTCTATAGCCTCTTCTGAAGGAAACTTGAAAGTGACAACCACTTCAACTGATCCTAGGATGAATGCTACTTTTCAGATACCAAGCACCGGTAAATGGTACTGGGAGTTTCTGATGCAATATTCTACTTCTATGATGATAGGAGTAATTGATCAATCACGATCTGGAAATGCGTATGAAGGTAATCAGTCCGTTTTATATTCCTCTGGACTAGGAACCAAATATAACTTTTCGTCTGTGGCCTCTTATGGAGCAACATGGACAACTGGCGATCTAATGGGCGTTGCGTTTAATAGAGATGATAATGAAATTACATTCTACAAAAATAACTCTGCACAACCAACATTAACGATAGGTGGAACAGCCGCACAAAGAGCCAGATTAATGCCGATGATTGGCACTGGCACTGATGGCACTGGTGGAGGAACCTTTAACTTCGGTCAGGATTCCAGTTTTGCCGGAGCAAAAACAGCACAA